ATCCCATTTAACGTGACGACCCGAATACAGATGTCGTAGAACTTCTTTGAGAGCGTTTCCCCAACCTTCTTTAGAGTCTTCAACTTTGACAACAACATTAAAATCCTTTTCTATCTTATTAGCGACAGCAGGCAACTTGTCAGTGTATTGTCGCTCTACACTGTAACCAACACCAGTACCATTCATAAGAATGACAAACAGTTCTGCAAAAGAATCAATAGAATCAATTGGTAAATATGAACAGTTATACAAACAAGTGTTGTCATGATCCAATGCAGGCCCAGCAGTCATAAGACTACGCATGGAAGGAAGAACCTCAAGATTAAGGATTGCCTTCTTGATGTCTGGACGATCTGCGAGTGCAGGAACTTTGTCCGTAAAATAATTCCACCATCTATCTACACACTCATCCCAAGATTCACGGCGACCATCTGATGGAAGCCATCTTGAATAGCGAGAGATGAAAATAAACGATTGAAATGGTGATAAAATTTCTGGCATAATGGGCCTTTCTATATTGGTGTCTTTATTTAGTTGTTAGAGTTTGCCACGAAACCGGGAAAAGTGGAGCAATTATTTTGTTAATTGCTTTGGCATATTCCTGAATTTCCCATTGTGCGTGGGCATCGATTCTCAAATTATAAATACGGGCAAATGCATAGAGAGAACCAGTCCATACAAATTCCGTGTAAGTTCCTTGCGGTAAAATTGATCTGGCTTGCTCAGGTGCAACACCATCAGCGAGAAGATCATTATAAAGTTTAACACATTCTTTTGCAACTGCATCATATTCTTGACGCATCTTAATGCAGAGATCCATATCTTCAATTCTTCCGCTGCTTCCTTGCTTTGCACCATTGATTGGTGCCGACCTCCAAAGAGGAATGTAAATTTCGGGATCAAATGTTACATATCTTCTGCTCACCTCATTCATAGTAAGACCAATCTGATGCTTACCAAGTTGAGCACGAACAAAAATTGGACATTTAACTCTGAGTGTTACAACTACATGACAAAATGGAGTAAAGTGATCATGCTTAGAAAGATAATTAATAAGTTTAGCATCTCGTTCTGCAAGAGTACCATCTTCATTCAATTGACTTGTCTTGTTGAAAGAAACGCGGGCAGCATCACAAACAGAAAGATCTGTGCCCATACAATCAACTAGTTGTACATGACCATAATCAAGAACTTTAACTTCAGTCAGCTCCGGACTTGTTTCCATCATCTTTGTCATTAGTATCTTCATCCTTGTCTACAAGTTCAACAGTAACACCAGGGATCTTTGTAAAGTCAGCAGCATATTCTCTAGCCTTTGACCATAAAACAAAATCCATTTCCTTTACATATTCAGAAAATCTTTGAACAAACATGAGATAGGCTTCACTTGCCTTTAAGATCTCTTCTTCAGTCATGTCATCATTATCTTCATGTTCCATATTAAACTTTCTTCCAGTAAGTGTACTTCATTTTTGCTACAAGTCCAGAATAAACATTATTAATTATTAGTTTCATGGTGGTGTTAATCCCGTAAGCCAACACCATGTCATTTATATCTTTCTTGTCAATTTCTGATGGCCAGATTACTACATTTCGTCCAGCCTCTACGTACTTTCCTATTAACGATACAATCTCTACATTTCTTGGTTCATTATCAAATATAAAAACAACTTTGGATTTTTTTATTTTATCAGGCAACTCAGACAACCAGCCAGCACCTTGCATAGCCACCCCATTTGGGATGAACATAGAATCTATCGGGCCTTCTGTTACATAAACAGTATCCCTTGGCTCTATCTTATCTAGATTATACCAAAGGCGCTCGCAACCTTCTTGTTTGAGCGTAATATAGCGTATCGCTTTACCAGTTGGGTCAAGAGAGCGTCCTTGAACTCCGATAAGCTCCCCAAAATCGTTATAGAATGGTATGACGAGTCTGGGTTCTTTGGTCCCTTCACGGCCAAAGGAATGCATGACCTTTGCAAAGTCAGTGCAATAATAAAAGTTGCAATATTTGTCTTTAGGTATTTCACGGGACTTAACATATTTTACCGCCGTATGGTCTGCATTGAGTAAGTCAATCCTCGTTCCGAGATTAGTAAACACTTGTTGGCGGGGAGCATCTTGTTTTTTCTCAACTGGTTTCGGATTCGCATCTTTAAATTTTTCAAACGCATATTCCTTTGCGAGTGATGGGCTAATATTTTCAAGTACAGAATATAAGTTGCAAGAAAAACCGCAATTATGGCATTTGTAAACATAATGGCCTTTGTGCTCAAAGAAATATCCCCTTGTCTTGGACTTATTTTTCTTTGAGTCGCCACACTTAAAACATCTACATGTGGCTAGTGTATCTTTCTTCCACTTAAACTTCTCAAGTGAACCAGATACCAAATTGACAAACTTCTTATCAATATATAGTGTCATTTGGCTTCTTCAAAAGTCCAATTGATTGCTTTATTCTTTTTCTTTCCAAATTGAGGATTGAACGTGCTGGCATCTGACCCAGACCCATAACCCTCTTCATCGGTGTTATTGGAGTTTACAAGATTGGAATTCGTGTTGTCAACATCATAGAATTTCATCTTGGACTTATTAACTCCAACTAAGAACTTTCTGTTCTTGGTCGTGTCATTACCACGATTCTTCAATTGCTTCACCATGAGTTGCCCAGCCTCGGCAAGTTCCTCATTCTCAATAAGAGCAAAGAAGAAGTCCGCAGTCTGTGGCAACCCAAAGCTCTCTGATGTGTCAGTCATTTCCATGTCGCTGCTCTTGGCACCTTCACGGTTGACCTGTGTTGCTGTCCAAAGAGGAATGTTGTACTGCTTGGCCATGCCACGCAGTTCCTCAGCAATTCCCTTGACATAAGTGTAACTGTTCATACCATTACCAAGTTTAAACCTGGCACAGGAACAGATGTTTAGATAATCTACAAAGATCACATCTGGAACAAACTTCTTTTTGATCTTAAGTTCTTCCATGAGATTGCGGAAGTGAGTTACGTTTGCAGCAGCCGTAGGATATTCTTTAATAATAAGTTTGCCACGGCAAGTTCTCTTGAGATTTTCCACCTTTGATTCATACTGAGTCAATGGCATAGTCTCAAGGTGATGCATGTCTGTGTCAAGAAGATTGGCATCGATACGCTTTGCAATCTCTTCCTCTGCCATCTCAAGTGTGATGTAAAGAACATTCAGATTTTGAGACAGACACGCAGCCGCATGATGGCATAGGAAGGCACTCTTCCCTACACCTGATGCTGCCATTACTACGTTGAGGGTTTTCTTGCGTGTACCACCACGGGTGATCTTGTTAAACATCTCAAGATCGAATGGTACCTTCTCTTCTACTCTGTGATAATACTCGTATCGCTCATCAACATCTTCCAAAAAGTCATGGCCAACTCTAGTATCAAAAGAAACAGAAAGAGCCTTTGACATGATATCAGGAATAGCATTCTGAGTCTTCTCTTTGTCTTTGCCCTCAATAATACCAATGGATGCCATGATGCCATTGTAGATTGCCTTTTCCTTGCAGAACTTTTCTGTCTGTTCAACTAGCCAAACTGTATCTGACTTCTCACCCTCTTTGTACATCTCATCGGCAATAGATGTACACTTCTTAAATTCAACTTCACTGAGTGCTTTCTCGTCTCCAAGAGAAATGAGAACAGCATCCTTTGTAGGGATGCTGTTGTACTTTAAAATAAATTTGCCGACGATACCGAACACAGTCTTTTCAGACTTGTCGTGAAAATATTCCTCTTGGAGGAACGGGACAACTTTGCGAGCATAGTCCTCATTGAGGACCAAGTTCTTTAGAATTACTGATTCCATGTTTTAATTATGTCTTGGTTTTTTAAGAAGTCCAGTATCAATCCGTATGAACATCATCTTCAAGATCGACTGCTTCTTCAAGTTCTCGCTCTGACTGCTCTTCTATGATCTTAACAAAAATTTCACCAACTGCATTTGTAAATTCTGGTGTATCTTTATTAAAGTTTTTAGGACCCTTCACAATTTCAAGCTCCATAGTAACCTTTACATTGTCATTGTCGTGTTCTGAAACATTAATTGTTCCATAACGAAAAACAATTCCTGCAAATTCTCCATCCACAATTTCTATTGGGCATGTTTTGTTTGTGTCTGTGTCTGATTCTGGTGTGTAACGATAATTAGGAACCTTGTCCATATTTGAAGTCCTTTTGAATCTCTGCGTCCAATCTATCTAGGATTTCCTTAGTATAATACTTCTCTGGGTCTTCGTCAATATTTTTTTCAAATGCTTTTGTTCCATCCGGCAATTCAATTCGTGTTGATACCTTTTTAAAAATACCATACTTGATTGCCAAATCGGTTAGGCCATAGTATCTGCTTAGACCAGAAGTGTAGTTGAGACGAGTCTCTACATTCATGTTCTCTTTGACAAATCTATTCTTATAGTTTGTGCATTTAATAAAGATTCCAACAACACCTTCATCAGTCTTGTCTTTGCTCTTTGAAAGCGTAAGTATGTTGCTTGCTGCATATTTTAATCCAACACCACCACCAAGTTCCTTAGTGGGAACGTATGCACCAATCACCTGATATGTGTGATTGGTCATAAGCATTGGAATCTTGGCCTTTCCAAGTTTAAGAGTAAGAACACGAAATGTTGCTTTAGTTTGTTGGGCCTTTGTCATGTCACGAACATTTTTGCCTTCAGCAGAATCGTTCATCTCTTTTTCTGTTGACAACATACCCAAAGAATCAAGAACAAACAGAACAGGCTTTCGGTCTTCTTCGGGTTGTTCAATTACATCATTAACAATCTTTAGTGATTGTGTTTTAAATTCTTCAATAGTGGATACAGGAACTACTGCAACTCTTTCCATATCGATACCACGTTGCTTGAACATATCACTGGTAATAGCTTGCTCCGTATCGAAGTAAACCACTACTCCATCCTTGTTATCCTTTAGAAACTGTGAAGCAATTCCAATAGCATAGAATGTTTTGCCTGTTGCTGGGTCACCAGCCAAGCAAGAGATCTTGTTGTTTGGAAGACCGCCATAGATTGTTCCAGAAAGAAGAGCATTTAATACATATGATCCGGTGTCAATAAATCCAGTGACATCTGATCCCTCCAGTCCTTCTTCAGCAATTTTTGCGTCTGGATTATTTATTTTTCCGATTAGATTTTTTAGATACTTTGACATTATTTTCCTTTACATACAATATACAACCAGCGACACCTTCAGGAGTGTCATGAAGAATCTTGATGGATTCGATGATTACATCATCTTTAACATCAAGTAGTCGGTCACCAACGATAAAGCATGGCCCACCTTCAAAATCGAATAAGCCATCGCCAAAGCGAGAATACATTGACCTACCTTCGACTTTGTAAGATCCGTCTTCAAGAAGTGTGATAATTCTTTCATCACCATATCTAGATTTAATTTTCTTTACCATATCTTAACATTATACCTCAAACAAAGAACTCTTCAAGTGTTACTTCTTTATTTAATTTCCAATTAATTGATTGCAAAATATTATCAAGTGGTTCCTTGAATGTTTTGTCAAACTGCAGTTGTCGATCAACATACTTTTCAAGATTGAATTCTTTTGGTGGTGAGTTAATGAAACCAAGAACATTTTCTTTGCCCACTGTACCATAAGGATTTGGAACTTTCAAGAAAACAAATTTAATCTTGTCATTCTCTTTCACTTCAGGATATTGCTTATCTATTCCAATCTTCTTTATATATGCATTATGTAGCAATGCAGCCTTGGTTGCAATTGGTGTCCCTGATTTGTAAATCTTAGTTCTATCTTCGTACTTCTTTATGCCCTTGACTCCCCGAGGAGATGCAATCGTAGACAAAGGTAAATTTATAAATTCATCATGGAATTCATTCACATACTCTCGCAACTCCTCGGGGGTTTTGGTCAAGATAATCTTAATGCAATCTTTTAATTTGTTGCGCACAATCAAAGGGGTGCTGCTTCTTGCAGTTTCAAGACCCATGATCTTTAGTTTGGGTTCCTCAAAACGAACACCTTCTAGATCTTGAACCAGCAGGGCATATCTCTTCTTGGCAATAAAGATTGCTGCCGAAGCAATCGCTTCACGCTTGAAGAAGATTTTATTTTCACTGCAGTTCAAAGTCTTTGTAAGAAGGTTCATTTCCTTCGTCAGTTCGACTTGAATGTTTTGTTCGCAGATTGTGTCAACAAAATCTGTGATGTTTGAGATCTTGGTCTTGCTTGAAATTTGTGTGACAATATCTTCCAGATTGATGTACACAGAATCCGTATCCACTGCGAGAACAAAGTCTTTAGTTTCATTCTTGGTTAGTTTCCTGATGTATGAATTCATTGCGTTCTCTGCAGAACGAATGATGGCCTGACCTGTCACAGTGACTGCGGTAGCCAATTCTGGAGAAGAATAGATGAATGCTGGATTGCCAAGACAGCCGTACAAACTGTTGGCCAAAATCTTCTTGACCGATTGGCGAATCTTGAGCGCAGCAATCCGTGGAAGAAGATCTTTATTCTTTGTATGCTCATACTCCTTTTCCAACTCCAACATCTTGGACTTTGCTTCTTTTCTTTGATTGAAAGTTATCTCAATCAATATGGGAATAAATCCTTTGGAGTTATTGCTGAAGACAGAACCATTGCAGGCCAAGCATCCGTTCTGCTTAATTGCCTCTTCAATCAGAGATGGGATCTCTTTTTTCTTACTAAGCAAGAAGTCATCTGCATTGAGAGATGAATCCTTGCTGATGCAGGTTTCTGGGGAAATGTTCCAACCCATTATGATGCTCGGGTACAGACTTGTGGCATCAAAGCTGACAACATTCTTGTAAAGACCTGGTGTGATCTCTTTCACATACGCACCGACAAACTGTTCGTCCTTGGCGTATGTGGTTTGAATGGGTGGAATGATATTCCGCTGCAACAAGTAGTCGCAGCAGATCGTTCCCCAAATGCGAGTGGCAAAGAAGACAACATCAAATGGAATTTTGGCTTCGTAGGCAATAGACACCGCCAAGTCAATGAGACGAAGTTTATTGTCCAATTTCTCAACTAGTTCAACGTCTTGGATGTTATACTCTGCAAACCGTTGAAAGTCTTTGGTATAGAATTCCTTCAGGGATCCATACTCAGCATAATCCAACTTCTGCTCGTCAAGTTCTGCCTTGGCAATGAAGTTTAGGGCATAACTCTCTTGGCTGGTTCCCGAGAACTTCTTGTATAGATCCATGTAATCAAGGATGGTGTATCCGGGAAACTCAAACAAGCGATACTCCACACCACCGATATTTGTCTCCCGCTCCTTCATCAGATTGAAGGGCATCCATGACTGAATCTCCTCGTCATCAAAGAAGAGTTTGGCTCTTCCAATGATATAAGGGATATCGAACAACTTGACATTCCAGCCGGTTATGACATCGATATCCTTCTTTCGAAGAAGTTCAAAGAACTTCTTGATTAGATCCTTCTCACAGCTTGCAAGAATAAGTTTGCAGTTGGGAATGTTAATCTGCTTGCATGTGATGGCATAGTTAACACCACAGATGCGAACACCTATGATATTAATCTTTTCATTTGGATTGCGAAGATCTGGGAATCCAGATTCGCACTCGCTTTCAATATCAAAGTAGGCTATTTTGATTTGGGAAAGATCGTATAATACCTCACCCTCATAAGTCTCCAAGAGATATTGAGTGACGAAATCAGTATTTCCGTAAATTGGCGAATCTTGTAGGCTAGCATATTGTTTCAAGAACTCCCTGCAGTCATATAGGGTGTCAAATATCATCTTCTTCACCGGAACTCCGGTTAGAGTCTTATACTTGGTGTTTGCATCACTCTGAATAAAGAGTGATGGTTTAAAAGAGACGGTATCCGTAAATCGGACACCATTCTTATAACCACGAACAAGTATTTTGTTTCCCTTGATACCGCAGGCAGTATAAAATTTCATTTTGCTTTGTTGGTTTCTCTATCCTTCAGGAGACCAGCAAGTATGACACTGTAGTTGATCATGTCAACAATTGCGTCATAAACACTCTCATTTTCAAGAGAGAGTTGGCCTCGGTTGAGAAAGGTAGATATTCTGGACATCTTATCTGTCATTCGAATCAGCACGCCCATTTCAGCCGTGCTAAATCCTAAAAATTCAGCTCTACGAAAATTCATGAAAGGATCTTCACTACATGCGTAGTCTGCATTCTTTTTCTTCATCAATTCCTTGGCACCAGTGCAAATTTCTTCATGGAGTTTAAATAGGTCTTCTCTTTTCATAACTGTAAATATAACACTTCTTTGTGGACTGTCAAGAATATAAATATTAAAGTCCCCATCGGAGTTTCATTAAGATGTACCTCATTTCCCTAATAGACCCCACAAAATTCCTTGAAGCCACCACATTAATAGTCGCAGGAACCCTCGGAGTAATTTGGGGAATCATAAAATTTTGGAAAACAAAAAAAAATGATGACAACTTTATTGAAATACATACAGAAATTCATGAACTTCTTACAGAACTTAGAATTGTCGCAAAGGCAATGAGAGCCAGCATAATTCAGTTCCATAATGGTGAGTATACAATGGATGGAATTTCCATGCGTAAATTCTCGGTAACTCACGAATCGACATACAAGGGATATACATCACAGGTAATGAAACTCAAGGGAAATCTCTGTTCGATGTATATTCCCTTATTGACTAAAGTTATTGAAAATAAAAATACAATTCATCACACTAATTTGCTTCCCCACAGTTATGTAAAAGGGTTTTTTGAAGATGAGAATGTCTCCCAATATGCATGTTTACCATTAAAGAATAAGGGTGCAAACGTAGGTTTTATCTTGCTTCAATGGCATCACGATTTTGAAATACCAAGTGAAGCACAAGAAGAGGCCATGAAAAATTTTGAACATATTCGTGATTCAATAGAAATGCAACTTTCACAACAAAAGAATTGAGGAATTTATGCCAACAGAATTGATATCATTATTGGGTGGAGGTGTCACAGGATTCCTGTTCCGCTATTGGGCTCAACAAGCCCAAGATCGCAAGGAAATGTTTGAGATGGCAATGGGAGCCAATAAACAAACTACAGATAATCAAGATAAGGCTGTTCAGAGAGTGCCAATTGATGTTGGTAAAGGTGTAAGACAACTTATTGTACTAGCCTGCTTATTTGCAGTAGTTGCGGCACCCTTTGTTCTCCCATTCTTTGGGATATCAACCTTTGCTGAATTTACACAAGAACAACCTTCAAGTTTCTTTGGACTAATTCCCGAAACAACTAAGAAATATTTTGTAGAAATTCCAGGGTACTTGTTTGCAGAAGAAAATAGACAAGTTCTATTGGCGGTAGTTGGATTTTATTTTGGTACAGCCGCAGGAGGAAATAAGTCATGAAATACCTTTTAGCATTACTTCTTCTTGTTGGTTGCACAACACCAGAAATTATTTCTCCCTTGGATAAAAAAGGAAATCCAATTCATAGCGTGCTTAAAGAACCATTCTTTGGAAGTCCAAGTCAGGCTTCTGAATGGACTTTTTGGTATGTTATAATTTGTGTATTCACACTTTGGCTTGTTTGGAAAGAATTTAAATCTGTTAAATGGCCAAAGAAAAAATCAGAATCTACCAGTGCTACCAAACCCACCGACACGGTTTGATTTCTGAGTAGGCTTCTCCCAAGTTTCGACAATATCGGCTTGCTCATACCGAATTAGTTCGCCTTGTGCAAGTCTGTCACCATGATAAATCTTCATCATTTCATCTGATGTATTAAGAATGATGAGTTGAGTTTCATTAACATAATCCTCATCAATTACACCTTCACAGTTAGCAAGGATTAGACCATACTTTAAAGCCATCCCAGATCTAGGGTGAAGACGAAGAGTGTATCCTTCAGGGATATCAAAGATCAAACCAGTGCGGATCATAACCCGTTCATTTGGGCATATGGTAGTATATGTCTTTCCATTCTCCCCATCATGTTCGGTGGGAATTTCTTTAGAAAACCTTCCAGACCAAACAGTGACCTTTGAATTGGCTGGAATATACGCTGCCAAATCAAAGCAGGCAGCTTTACGGGTTTGATAATTTGGAATCTGAGCGTCTGGTTCTACTTTATATACTTTGAGCATACTGAAATATACTTGAATAAATTACATTGTCAAGCATCAAATATCGCCAGAAACTACATAAACATTTGTTGCAATTTGCATTATTGTTGCTTTTTCTCCACCGCTGGCAGAAGTTGAAAGCTCTGGATTAGGTCCGGATTTACTTTCTATTGTAGTACCAGATTCAAATATTCTTATTCTTTGGCTCGCTGCTGCTCTACGAATAACATCACATTGGAAACCAACAGGCAATCCAGTTGGGCAGTAAATATTTGTTGTGGCAGCACAGGCTCCAATCAAGAATGTTTTTCCAGCATCTGCTGCCAACAAAGTGAATCCAGATGTTCTGCTGTCAAAAATTGAAGAACTGTATCTGTAGCCATTTGAGATTATTGTTGAATTGAAGGTTACACCACCAGATGCACTTATTCCTGCGCTAAAGTTTGCAGATGAACTAAATGTATTTGTTCCAGTGAATGTTTGAGTGCTTGCAACACCAGCAAGTCGTGTTGATGTATCAGGAAAAGTTATTATCTGATCTGCAAAACCATCTGCATATAAAGTTATATTGAATCCACTATTATCATCTAAAAAATTAATTTTGTTGTTAGCAGGATCTAATGATATGCTGTCAGAACTAGAAGTGTCTGTCACAATTAATGTTGCATCTAAACCAGAAATAAATTGAGTTGCTGTAAAAATATTGCTTGCATTTGTTCTGGCAATATTTGTACTATAAGTAGTACCATTCAAATTCAAAGTCCCTGTAAGGGTCATTCCATTGCTTGCAGAAATTCCGGAATCAAATTTGGCTAAATTTCTAACTCTTAAACTTCCAGATATATCTAATTTTTCTGTTGGTAGAGTAAGGCCAATAGCCACATATCCAGTAAATGGAGCAAATTCTATTGTCCCGTTTGCATCCACATCAATGCTCGGAATACCAGAAATATCATTGACGCTAAAGATACTTCCAGTCCCCAAACGATTGACAACACTGAATAACTGACCAGCAGAACCTTCAAAGGACAAAGCCCCACCAGCTGTTAGACCTGTTCCTGTAGTTCCGTCAAGAACTCTAATATAAATGGGATCATTTCCTTGCCCCGTAAGAGCAATGTTTGGTTGGCTAGTGGCCCCACGAAAAGGTGTAATGATTATGTTCTTATCTGAGTCTGCCATGCTTCACCTATATTTAGGGCATTTGATTTGGATTAGTCCACTCCGGGCCTTTTAAAATTTGCCAAATTTCTTCAAGTGTATATATACCTTCTTTAGTAGTTAAATTATTGACAAAATCTGGAGTTTCACCTTCCCATTTTACAATTGTTTTTGTCAAATCTAATGATCTTATCATTCTTTCGGAAGATTCTTCTAAAACTTTAGAAAAATCAACTAATGGAAGTTCTGAAACATTAAAAATTACATATCTACGGTTTTCAAACATTGTATCTTCCTCGCATACTTTGATAATTGATTGAAATGTCTTCGGGAGTTAAAATTTTATTATAAACATTAATTAATCCTACGTAACCTTGTAATGCAGAAACTTCTGTATATGGTGCGTAATTATATAAAACTCCACAACCTATTCCTATCCCTTCAGCATTCATGGTGTCAAATGCGCCATCATATGCAGCGGTAACCCCATGATTTGCAGAAAAGGATTGAGTTGCATTTTTATATGCTATTACTTGTGTAGGTGAAATTGTTAATACAACATGATTCCATTGTCCATTTGTAAAAGACCAATTTGTTGTAATTGTTGAGCTATAAAATGTCTTAGCAATAACTGCTATAGTTCCATTTTTTGTCAAACTTATTGATTTATTTCCAGTTCCGCTATTATAATATCTGCTTAAAAAGAAAGCTTCACCAGAATCTTCCAAATTAACCCAGAATTCAAATGATATTGACGAATAACCATTTATATTTTGTGGACACCAATTTGCCATGAGTGGAAGAGTTACATAGTCATTTAGACCATCTAAAGAAATAGAACCACCATATCTTCTTCCGATACTAGCACCAACTCTCAAATTTCCATTACCAGACAAACCGGGAACGGAATTATTAAAACTAGTGGCACTACCATTTATATTATAACTTCGGCTGTTTCCCGGGTCAATAGAATAAATTAATCCATTTGTTGATGTTGGTGGTCCTGCATATACTGCCATTATGTCTTATACCTTCCTCGCATTGCGGCGTAATTTTGTTTAATCTCAGCTTCACTCAAAAGCTTGTTATAAACCCGAAGATATGCAAATGTAGCTGCATTGTCATTACTTCCAAACATTTGCGCACCAGAAGTTGTTCCTACTGGATTTTTTGCAAACCAAAGAGGGTTAATTGATGTAATTCCACTTAAAGCGGCACTTTGAGTGTTGGTCAAAGTTGATCCATTTACAGAAATATCTGCAAAAACAGTTCCACCTGCACCCCACATTCTTGCAGTAACTGAATTAAAACCATACATGGATAATTCGGAGGTTTCTGTATACATTGGTTCTCTTCTTCCTGATGGATTTGGATTAAAATCAAAGGTTCTTACTGTTGATCCTTTTCTAATTTCAATTTCTATTGGATCGGTTGAAGCAAGGCCACCACTTCTAAGTGAAAATCCATCAAGATTTGTTGCATTTCCCATTGTAGAAATTAATTGTCTATTTGTTTGATACGCTCTAACACCAAAACACAATTCTACGGTAATTTGCGTCAATCCGGATATTGCCGAATAAAAAGTAGAACCAATATAATCATCGATACCATCCACCCATATTCCGCTTGATTGGCGATAACCCGGCGCATATCCTCTTGATGAGGCAAAAGAAGTATAATTGAATATTGGATCTTGAACAAATGTTCCGCCATTGAAAAGAGTGTAATGCCGATTGTTTCCACTCAAATCATAAAGAGTAACACCAGAACCGGGATATGATTTTGGGTTGAATTGGTCTATGTATAGAACTAGACCATCAAGAACTATTTGTGGTGAGTGAGAAAGTGCCATCAGATGTCGAACCTTCTTCTAGTTGCATTAAAATTTTGTAAAATTTGTACTGCATTTAATTCAATGTTATACATTGAAAACAATCCAATTCTTCCAGAAAAAAGGAAATTGCCAGCAAGACCACCCAAAGTCCCTGATGTAGCAACAGACATGTTGAATGTTTTTGCTGAACCGGAATGCCATTGAACTCCATCTAAATAAATAAACATATTTTGTGTTGAAGAATTTTTTGTAAATACCCAATAATGCCATCCAGTTCGTTCCGCTGCTGTTGTTGCTTTATTTATTCTATCAAAACTAGAACCACTATCCCCACAATCCCAATAAACATTGTTATCGCTCCAAGGAACGTGTGCTTGAATTGTTCTATTTCCTCCCGCAGCCATCCAAAAAGTAGATCTTGAACTAACATTTGATATATTTTGCCAAACACAAACAGTTACTTGTGTTCCCGATGGAATCGATGATATAGGTAAATTTGTTAAATCATCTATTCCGTCATAACTCAATGTTCTAAAATTTCCTGAATCAAATGTTGCACCAGATGTGTTTGTTGCTTGAGTTGTTGAAACTATATTTGATAAAGTCACACCTGATCCTGGATAACATTTGGGATTTCCCGCATCTATATGAAGAAGTAAACCATCTGTAACTATTCCGGGATTATATTGAACTGCCATGTCAATACTCCACTTTTAGTCTTGGGACATCCTTACGCTCACCTTGAACAAGGTAGAAGCAATCTGTATCTTTGCTTCTTGGTCCAATAGTTACTTTGTTTCCTTGAATTGATTTTACAAAGTAATTCTTGTATTCACCAAAGGATGTCAATTGAACTGTCAGAGAATCTTCATGTACTAAATTAACCCAATAATCTGGAAGATCAATTACATTTGTTCCTGTAAGTCTTCCACGGACATATACACCATTTTCTGGTCCTTCCAAGCAAGCGTATTGTAGTTTCTTTTCTGGTTTTGATGGGTGGGGGATCAAGAAGGACTTGGTTGCAGCACTTAGATTTCCGCTAAGTGTGATTCCTGTACCTGAGAATCCTGCTGTGGAAATTATTAATCCACTGAAGGAGGCACTTACTCCTGTCAACTGACCACTTAGAGTTACACCACCAGAAGCACAGATTCCTGCTGTAAAGCTTGCTCTTCCCGAGAAGGTTGCACCATTTACGAATGTTTGTGTTCCACTGAATGTTCCTCCAGAAGCACAGATTCCTGCTGTAAAGCTTGCTCTTCCCGAGAAGGTTGCACCATTTACGAATGTTTGTGTTCCACTGAATGTTCCTCCAGAAGCAGAAATTCCAGAAGATGCTGTAATTAATTGGCTGGCACGCATGGCTCCAACTATGTCAACCTTGTATGCAGAACTAGGACTTCCAGTTCCAATTATCATATCTCCATTGTTGTCTATTCTCAATCTTTGATATACGTTGTCTGCAAAAGTTGTTCCTACGTTTCCAGTTATTCCTGTATGGACAGAAACACCTTGGTCATAACGCATACGAATAAAGTTTGCTGGATCGGAATTGCTGCTGGTTTTTACAACTTCATTGTTAGAAGTAACTGATGCAGCGATTGCATTTCCTTGTATATACGCAGCACCACCGGCAGTTTCCGAAATAGATCCATAAAAACCAACAGAGATTCTTTTTATGCGTGAATCTGTTGATTGTCTTGGAATAATTATTTGATCAAAATAAGCAGTAGAACCAGATACCCCACTAGTAAATGTTTGCAAAGGACCAAATGTGTTTGCAACTCCTGTTGTAACACCAGTTACTGCACCAGTAAGGCCATTAAATGAATGTACACCAGTGTTTTGGATTACTACAGCACCTGTAGTTGGTGATACTGAAATACCATTTCCAGATCCTGAAACAGATGAAACTGCTCCACCACCACCTCCACCACCAACAAGATTTGTTCCTGCACTGGCACTTACACCTGTTAAATCAATAAATACACCACGATTTGTTCCACCACTTTCAAAAATACGAACTCTATTTTGAAATACATCGATTGAAACACCACCAGTTAAACTGGTATTTGTTGTAGGTAAACCAAAATCAATCTGACCACCCTCATCTCCACCAATAGTCAGTGCTCTAAAGTTTTGAGCACTTAATTGTCCAGAAAATGTACCACCAGTAGCACTTATACCACCGTTACTAAGTATGAAATCTCCACCTGTTGTCAATGTTGCTTTAAGGGATCCGGTATTTCCGGTCCAAAATTGCATATTTGCATTATACGAATGAATTCTGAGACCTTGTGCTCCATTTGCATATAAAACATTAGAATTTGCAATTTCTGATGGATAAGTAGAATTTGTTGTGTATGCCTCTGCAAGTGATTTTAGTCCAATACCATAACCCGGAGCCGCGCCAACAGATACTTCACTATATGAAACTGAACCAGTAGCACCAGCATATAAACTTAATTGTGTTGCTGTATTTGTTTCTTTTCTAAGTGAAATGTTTCCGGAACTGGTTAATCCATTAGTAAAATGTTGAATAGGAACAAATATATTCGAAGTTCCCGTTGTCACGCCAGTAACAGCACCAGTTAATCCATTGAATGAGTGAACACCACCACCAGCAACACCTACGAGAGCACTGCCACCAGTTACACCGATATAAAGTCTGCTATTTGTAATATCAAATGCGGGTTCGCCAAAGGTGAGTCCACTTGGAACTCCCGTTCCTCTTTTAAGTTTAATGCTGGCCATTCTGGAAATAACTCCTAATGTCTATACAATCTTGACAAGTACAATACTATTTAGAAGGTTTCACCATCTAGTTCTGGTGAATCCTTTTTCTTCTTTTTTGAATAATTTTCTAACTTTTTATTCAATTCCTCAATTTTTTCTTGCAGTTCAGAATTTTTTATTTGTTCTGCAAGAAAGTTGAGTTCTGTAACTAAACTTGATTGTGCTAATTCAAAATAACGCTTATATAAAAGTTCCATCATCTTCTTATCAAAAGACATTCACATTTCTCCTTTTAAATTTTAGAATGCACCGCCGTCAACAATTCCTTCAAAGAATCCCAAACCACCACCAACCGTGAGTGTATTTGTACTTGGTCTCCACATTACACCTGTTGTAGAGTCACCATAAAGAGTTTGATTTCCAGCTGTACCTAAAGCAAAGACCAAACCATAATTTACTGCATCTTTTACTGCGACTAAATTTACATTAGTAGATGTAAAGGCAGTAAATCCAGAAGCAGCAGGATTAATCCATGTATTTACAGTTGTAGCACCTTGTCCTCTTAAAATCCAACCAGAAGTTGCACCACCTGTTGTTGCAACTGGGAATGTACCAGTAATGTCTGGTAGAGTAAAGGTTCTTGCTGCAGTAAATGCTGATGTTGTGATGGTTCCTTCATTTGCTGGATCCAAAAGATCTCCAGCAATAGCCAATCTTCCGATACCTGTAGCAGAAGTAATTACAGTTTCATATGCTGTATTTACTATTGATGTGGCCGCAGCAGTGGCAGCACCATTTAATGTTACTGTAGCATTAGCACCAGATACACCTACAAGTGTAAGAGTTTGGTTTGGTGCACGAACACTGCTAAATTCTGCAATTCCTGCTGGTCCTGTTACAACTTCACCGGATACAGATGTTACAATAGGAATATATGTAAATCTTCCAGTGCTTGTATCGTGACCAAAGAAGCCTGTTCTTCCAGCAGCATCAAAATATTGGAAAAGAATACCACGATCTTTTACATCTCCGGTTACTGGAGGAATATTACCTGTTAGACCACCAATTGCAATAAGTGGATCTTGAACTGTTACAGTTGTAGAGTTTACCGTTGTTGTTGTGCCGTTAACAGTTAGGTCACCCGTTACGGTAAGAGAACCGGGTGCTATTAGCGTAGATGGAAGGCTTAGTGTTACAGATCCAGTAGATCCGCTTGCTGTAATTTGATTTGCCGTTCCAGCAATGGATGTAACAGTATTTGCAACTGTTGTTACAGCATTTCCATTTAGTGTTAGTGAACCGCTGAAAGTTCCACCAGAGGCACACAAACCACCTACAAAGTTTGCAATTGATGTTGTACGAAGAGATGCAATTGTTACACCAGAAGTAAAGTTTGCATTTGCTACTGTTAAAAGTCCTGTAGTTTCATTCCATGTAGCACTATTGCTTGTAAATTGTTGTTGATATCCAGTCTTGCCTCCAGACAAAGTTAAGAACATAGCTCCAGAAGCATCTTGCATCAAAATTCTATCTGTTCTATTTGACCAATATGCTGACAATCCTGTTGTTGGTGATTCAGGGTCAATCCATATAGGAGTTATACCACTGCCCTGTGCTCTCAAAATTCTATTAGTTGCAGCACCATCGGTATTGGATGTTACAAAGTAACCGTCAGAATTTCCTAAAATAGTTGTGGTTCGCTTATTATTTCCTGCTTCTTTGACAATGGCTGCAAATCCAGCATCTTGGCCAAGATCGTTTCCGATTCTCAATTGTCCGGAAGTTGCACCGTCAATACCTACTGCTGTTCCACGAACAAATACTGAAATATTAAATGTCGATCCGGGACCAGCACAAATACCAGAAATAAAACTTTGAGTTCCTGTAAATGTTTGTGCAGCATTTGTTACTGCAATATTACTTACTGCTCCGGTATTTCCGTTTACACTCCATACACCAGTATTTGTAACTGTGATTCCTCTAGCAGCAGTAGATGTTGCTATTGCAATTGCAGTACCACCGCCAATCGTAACTGCACCAGTAGCACCGTTTAATGTAGATACTGCACCACCTGCAACTTGGCTATCAACGTAAGTTTTTACAGCGTTTTGAGTTGGAATTGTAAAGGCACAATTTCCTGCCAAAGAGGTATTATTATCAATTTGGGCACCAATCCACATTGCAGTGGATCCATTGTGAATAAACAAACGATTATTTGTTGTATCCCATGCTGGTTCATAGGCCGTAAGCCCTGTTAGTGCTGGTTGTCCCGTACCTCTTTTAATCTTAATTGTTGCCATTGTTTATTCCTTAATAATCTCCACCATCAAGTGTAACGTGTTCAATCGGTTCTAGTTGTTCTGTTCCGGTATATCCTTGGAAGCCTGATTTGGTGATAATTAATCCGTCAACAATAAGGGTTCCTGTAGTATTTATATTACCAAATATATCTAATCCGCTAGAAACATATAAATTTCCTCCACTTACACCAATAGTTATTCCACCAATATTTAAACTAGTTGCAATATTTACTGAATTTGGAAGTCCTATGGAAACATTTCCGGTGGGACTTGATACCTCTATTTCATTCGGAGTTCCGGTTATGGAAGATACTGCACCAGTTCCACCACTTCCTGTTGCACCACTAAATTCAATCCAATAAGAATTTCCAGTACCACCAGATAAATAGTAAAATTTATTTTCAGTTGTAACATAGGTCATCATACCAACTTCACGTCGTTGAGTTATGATGGCATCTCTTGCTGTTATGTCAGTTACAGTTCGTAATCCACCAAGTCCGTATCTTGGATTTGTTACGAAATATGGGTCACTATCGACATTTGGGCCGATTGGTAGACCTACTGAGATGTATCCTGTAATTGGCATATTAAGAAGCGGTTATGGAATAAATTCCGGTTGTTGGGTTGCTGACTTGATACCATGTCCAAGAAATTGAAACTCCATAAGCATTGGTTTGAGTGAATGTTCCTGAAACTGGTGTTACGGTTAGATTGTTTGCATCCTTCCAAGATGTATAGGTTCCGGGAGATCCCGGAGATGTTGGTACAATTACATATGAATATTCTGGGCTTACAGAATCAAGGAAAGTATATGTGTAAGTTCCCAAAGCCGTAGTAGATGATGTGAATCTATTATTAGAGCCGGTTGTTAGATCAGCAAGTGATGTCGGTGAAGCAGATGCACTCTTGCCCCAATAAATTCTATGACGCCAATCGAATGTTGCTGTTCTCGACACAACAAGACCAGATTGTTGTTGACCTGTTAAGCCAAATGTAAGTTGAGATGGTGTTGAATAGCCATATTGGCTCAAAGTAATTCCGGCTGGTGTACTGTTGTAGTTCAAACCAGAACGAATTACTGTAGAATTTGTATTGTCTCTTACCACCAACGAAGCAGGAATCCAGTTTCCAGTTGGACCTGATGTAGTCCATGTAGCAGTGTATGAACCGGAACCAAAAGTTCTTCCAAGATCGAATGGAGATGTTCCCAAGTTTATTGAGAAGGCTGTGAATGTTACTGGTTGATAAGGATAAATTAATTGTTCTAAAACTTCTATAGCATTTAATCCTAATGCAAAAGTTATTCCGCTAGCAATTCCATTTGCTGCACCCGGATCTGGATTTGTCCATGTAGATTCTGTTCCAGAAAATGCAGAACCTTGAGTTGTGCCATCCGGAAATGTAATAAATCCATCTACACCAAGACTAACACCTTTTGGTAAAATTAACTCACTGTTATCTTGATTTAAGAAAAATGCATTATCACTTTCTAAATCTGTGTTGCCTGTGTTAGAATATTGAATAACACCGGGTTTACTACTTTTTACACTAATAGTATTGCTGATTACTTTGCTTCCAGCGGTTATTCCATCAGTGATACTGATTCCAGAACCAGCAAATACACTTGTTGCTGTATTTGGTGCAATGGTGACACGAACATCTTTTCCTTCTCTAGTTACATTTACATCACCAGAAAATTTAATATCGTTAACTGAACGAATTAATCTTTTTCCTTCAAATACGATTCCTACAGCGCCACCTCCAGTTGGAATTATGGAAGAGGTAAGTTTACTAATAGCATCCTGTATATCTTTACTTGAAGTTTTTGTTATAAGATCTTTAAATTTATCTGTCTGAAAAGATAGAGTTCCATTATTTAAAACTAATGGTTCTTCGGCTTTTATAATTGGAGATAGTCCAATTTCACCTTTTGGACCAGCAGGACCTTGTAATCCTCTTTCTCCTTGTGGACCTCTTTCTCCTTTTGGTCCTTGTGGTCCAGCAGGACCAACAGAACCTTGTGGGCCAATTGGACCCTGTGGACCAATTTGGCCCTGTTCTCCTTGTAATCCTGCTGCACCCATTGGGCCCATTGGGCCCGCAGGACCTCTATCACCCTTATCACCTTTATCTCCCTTTGGTCCTTTAATTCCTCTTGGGCCTACCGGACCTTGTTCGCCGGGTGTTCCTTGTTCTCCCTGATCTCCTTTTTCTCCCTTTTCTCCTTGAGGACCAATTGGGCCCGGGAATCCTCTTGGTCCTTGTGGACCGGGTTCACCTCTGGGACCTTTTTCACCAATGTCACCTTTAGGACCTGGTTCTCCAATAATAGGAGCCTGTTCACGGATTATTGTTTTTTCAATAACTTGAACTTTTGGTTCAATTTTTGTTTCTGTGAGAACAGATTGAGTAATCTGTGGTTTCGGTTGTTGAACAACCTCTTCCATTATATTTTTTATTTGTTGTGAATTGCCATACAACTTAATAATTTTATTATTAGATTGTTGTATGTAATATTGCTCTGATGTGCCATGGCCCAATTGCCATTTTTCATCGTAATGTTCTGTGATAATTTCTTTTAATAAAGAATTTCTTAATAAATTACCAACAGGTCTTACAACTTTATATGTTTTTCCTTCAGTTGATTCAAACAAATATTTTTGAGTAAACAAATCCTTTATCTTGGTTGAATTTCCTTCTAAAAGATATTCATCTCCATTTGAATTTATTAAAGATAACTTGGAAATACCTGTACCAACTTTTAATCTTGATGGATTTGTTACATGTTCTACAATATAATAATCGGTATCCAAAGCCAATCCTAAAAATGGCTTTTTAAGTCTTAAAGATGTTTTGTTCTTTCCGAAGAACATAGGTTAAACTGTTTGTATACCTCCACCAAATGCGCCACCAACTAAACCACCAGAAGTTACTCCACTTAATCGAATGGCCCATCCAACGTGAGTTGTTGATGGTGCACCACCATTGTACCAATCTCTAGTTTCAAAATTACCGTTACTATTTAAAAAAGTATAACTTCTAGCTTCACCAGAACCAACAAAAAGTGGAAATGTTATTCCATCGCCTTGAAGTATTTTAGTTGCAGAAGCAACTGCATTTCCGTCAACTCTATTATCATATGCTAATAATATAGAATTGGTCCCAAACAAAGTGGCGTCAACATATTCTGTATTATGTACTAAAAATGTACCTTTCCCCAAATATCTTCCTTGAAATCCTGGACTAAATTGTGGAGCAACATTCCATGAAGTAAATCCTCCAATAATTGATAATATATTTCCAAGATTGGGAAGAGGCATAGAAACAGTATTTGGTTTAATTATTCCCCAAGAACTATTTCTATAACCCACTATATCACCTGTGATTCCAGCAGGAGTTAAAGAAGAAATTTCAGAAGATCCACTTTGAGATGTAGAAGAGGATATTGTAATTCCTTGTAATGATAAAATTAAATTTATACCAGTTCCACCATAAAGAGTTACACCACCGCTCAATCCATTTAAACTAACAACATGGGGTCCAACCGGACCTGTAGCACCCGTGGCTCCTGTAGCACCCGTGGCTCCTGTAGCACCCGTGGCTCCTGTAGCACCCGTGGCTCCTGTGGCACCCGTGGCTCCTGTGGCACCCGTGGCTCCTGTAGCACCCGTGGCTCCTGTAGCACCCGTGGCTCCTGTGGCACCAGTTGCTCCTGTGGCTCCTGTGGCACCAGTTGCTCCCGTGGCACCCGTGTTTCCTGTTATGCCTTGAACTCCTTGATCACCTTTCTGACCAATTGCGCCAGCTAGATTTATATCCCATGGGCTAACATTACCACTTCCTGTTATACCTTTTGCAATAAAAGTTAAATTTGTTCCTATATATTGAGAAATTTCAGCATCTATGTATTGTGTATTGCTGTGTGCAACTCTGATAGATTGAACCTTAGTATAAGCCAAGCCACTTGGTATGCTTAATGTTAAGGTGTCATTTATAGACAAGGTATTTAAATTAATAAAATCTGTAGATTGTGTGGAGTATATATCCCCAGGTAAACCAGTGGCTCCTGTGGCTCCTGTGGCTCCTGTAGCACCAGTGGCTCCAGTGGCTCCTGTGGCTCCTGTGGCTCCTGTAGCACCAGTGGCTCCTGTGGCTCCTGTGGCTCCTGTGGCACCAGTGGCTCCTGTGGCTCCTGTGGCTCCTGTAGCACCAGTGGCTCCTGTGGCTCCTGTGGCTCCTGTGGCTCCTGTAGCACCAGTGGCTCCTGTGGCTCCCTTTGCTCCGGGAGTACCAGAAGCACCAGCAGATCCGCTACCTTGTGTAATTACTTCTATTAGATTTGGGGTTGATGTTACAACCGTTACATTTACATCTGTCATTTTATGTTCTTGTTACATCTAAAATTGTGTTTATTTTTCCTCTTAAAAGAGTTATAGTATCTCCACCAGATGTTATCTGTTGCAGATCATAAAAAATTTGAGTATATGGTGGAAAATTTTTAGTATAATTAGAACCAACACAGATATTTACAGAACCACCTGTGGCTGCAGCTAAACCACCAGTAGAACCTTCTGGTATTGAAATTATAGTCCCTGCTGTTATTCCGGTACTGTATGATACTAAAACGGAACTAGGATAATATCCAGATCTAATTTGCATAGATAATGTGGATCCAGTTAGATCATAACTGGATCCAGCACTATTTTTGATAGCCATAGACCAACGTAAAGTATCACCTAATACTACATTTGGGTCATAAATATTTTCCATTACAAAAATATTTATACTTTAATTAAAGAACCGCTGGAACTTTATTTGGGTCCACATCTAAAGTGGTTCTGTTGGCTTTTTTCTTCACTTCATCTAAAAGTTTTTTTTGTTGTGCTTCAATTTGACCTTGGTGCTGCATAACAGCTTTGAGATAAAGTTCTCTATTTTGTTTTACTCTTTCTCTTTGATCTTCTGGAAGATGTGGTTCTGCCAATAATTTTTCACAAGCAGCCAATCCCATATGAAATTTTCCTACATGGGCTGCGGTAGTGGCAACCTCATCTAGAATTCCCCAAAGATAATTTCCAGTATCCACGAAAAGAATTTGGTCTTGTGGAATAGCATAAGACAGACCTTGTGATGACATGATGAATGCATTTCTTGGTCTATTATGCTTTCTATAGATACAAGACATATGATACAAGGGTTCTACTCTATTTGGAAGACACTCAAACGCTTGCATAAACGCATCGATTACATTTTCTAATGGCTTATTTAAAAGTTCCCGGCACATTCCAACGCGCATCCAAGAATAAAAAACCTCTTCTATCCATTGTCCCATTTTTGCTCTTTTTTCATACTCAACCTCTGCAATATCAAACATGTGAGCATCAAAGGCAGATTGAGCTAAATAAAATTGTTTTCTAGGTTGGTTTGGATTTTCTTCAATATATTTCTTTAGAATGTAATAATCTCTTCTATATTTTTCTCTATCATCACCATTTGTTTCTCTAAATCTGCAACCCTCTGTTCGAACTTCCCAACAATAATCTCCTTCAAGTTTACCAATATTCATTGGCTGTTCGCAGATAGAATATTCGTGCAGAGGTTCCTCGTACCACCATTTCTTTTTGGCTAGATGAAATATCTGTGCACGATACCATTCAAAAGGTCCCCGTTTTATCTTTACAACATAACCATCTAAATTTTCATCAAATTTATCAACTGGAAGTTTTCCAGAAATAAAATCATCTGCATCGATCATCAGAGCCCATTTTGTTTTGCCCATGCAAAGTTCAAGAGCCTTTGATCGGTTGATTCCAAAGTCAGACCATTCATGGTCGTGAATTTCACCGGGGATTCCCTTTTCATCAAAAAACTTTTTAATAATTTCCTTAGTGTTATCTGTAGAACCAGTATCACAGATTACATAGTAATTAATAAATGGTGCGACAGACTCCAAACATCGTTGAATATTTGGTGCCTCGTTTTTGACGATCATACTTAAAGTTAAATTGTGCATAATAATCCTTATGAATTAAAAAATCTACGTAATGAACCGGGATTAAATTTTGGAATTAATTCCCAGTCATCCTTCTCACCGTAACGAATAATCTTTAGCCCACTTATAGGCATTTTGTCTTTTATTTTATCTTTGTCAATTACTTCTATTAGTTCCCATTCTTCAAGAAGATTTACAATAGCATTTCTTCTTTTAATATCCTCTTCACTAACATTTGATGGCAATCCATCAAGTGCAAAAAGTTCTTTAAAGTGCGCTACAATATATACGTTGTTTTTATGAATCAAATGGCAAGATTGATACAAAACTTTTTTGCCTTTTGGAGAAACACCTATTCTTGAAAGGGTTTCTCTGACCACCATAAAGTCTTCATCATCAAATAATTTGACGTGAACACCAACGTTATTAAATGTTTTATCTGATAATTCTGACATATCAACACCTGCTAATTCTTAGTTCCACCTTTATATAAAGACTGCTTTAATTTTGCTATGTCTTTTGAACTAAGTATATTTAGCACTTCTCTAGCCTTCTCATTTGTATACCCATAAACTTCCTTAATTAAGGCTATATTTTCCTCGGTTTCTTTTCGCAACCAAGGTGAGAAACGCTTCTTTTTGCGTACAGATAAACGATGAAAATCAAACTGAGATTTGGGGTCAAGCCAAGGATGGCAATTCATTTCATTGGAATGAAAAATGGTGTCTGGAAAATAAGACAGACACCGATTAACCACAAATGGAGGATAATAACGAACTGCTGTTTCTTCGTCTAGTAAAGGTTTCTTGTCGTGATTTATGCTGTTAAGAAATTCTTTAAGTTCCATTAATTAAACTCACAGTCCATCATAATTTGAACCAACATAGCCATGGTATTGATTTCTTGGTCTGCTGCAAACGCAGACTTGTATTGATATTCAGCAATGATAAGAATGGCTTGTGGAATAGAACTCTGCTTTAAAGCGGTATATAGTTCGGTATACAGACGCTTAAAGAACTCTGTGGTATTGAGATCTAGATTTTGCACAACCCACTTGCGACAAGAAGCAAAGTCTTTGTTCTTCATAAAGCCAAGAAGTTCTTTAAAAGACTCGCTACTGTTTTGTGCAAGAATACCTACATCAATCTTTCCAGCAGAAGAATATTTCTGTAGTTCATTGATGATTCTACGAAGGTCTGGAAAGTGTTTCTTGATAAGGTTTGCAACCACAGCCTTGTCAAAGGCTACAGATTCATTGGTCAAAATCTGTTCAATCCTAGCGAGCATAGCCCCAGCCATTTGGGATTTCTCTGCTGTAGGAATGGTAAAATCAATTCCAGTGCAGCGAGAATGAAGAGGCTCAATAACACGATTCTTGTAGTTGCAGGTTATAATGAACCGGCAATTCTTGTGAAACTCCTCAATTGCTCCGCGCAAAGCAGGCTGAATAGACTGAGCATTTGCATAGTCAAACTCATCAAGAATAACAATCTTCTGACCACCATTCAATGAAACTGTTGAAGCATAATTTCGAATCTTGGTTCGAAGAGTATCAATACCATTCTCTTCGGAGCAGTTGATAAGAATGTATTCTGAGTCTAAATCATGTGCCAAGGCACGGGCAACTGTGGTCTTGCCCGTTCCTGCCTTACCGTAGAACATCATGTTTGGGATTGATCCCTCCTTCAACATGCCATTGAACATGGCCTTTGTGTCGATAGGAAGAATGCAATCGGATAGTGTCTTGGGTCGATACTTTTCGACCCAAAGAATGCTGTTTACATCAGTCACAATTAACCTCGCTTGATTGCGATATAGTAGGCAAGATCCTGAGAAGTATGAGTAAATCTAGAAATGATGCTGGTAGTCAATTCAACTTTATATGAACCCGGAAGAAACTTAATGTCAGACACATCAAGAGACCCGATGTAATCCGGCCCATTATAATTCTCCTCCACAGTGATTGCAAAGCTGTTCATGGTTCCCTTCTTTGCGTCATCTACGGTAATTTTGATCTTACCATCACCAGCAACGATGTTTAGATCGCTGACTTGAAGAATACTAGATGCCTTTAGAATCTCATTTAGATCCTTTTCCTCAAGATCAAAAGAGAATAGAATACTAGGCATCTTTACATCTCTAGTTGGCACAGTGAGTAGTGCTGCCTCAGAGTAGTAATAATGAATAGATGAGTTTCCATTGGAAACCTCAACATAGTTGTCATGGAACTCAAGATCTGGATTATTAAACATACTAATAACACCAAGGAACTTGTTAAGATCCCAGATAGCTACATCTACTGGAAAGTCTTCGGTTACGGTTGCTTCAGCAAAGATATTCTTGCCTGCCGATACAGTCTTGATTCTGTTCCCGGGCTTGATAAGAATATTAGAATTGATTGCTGAGAAGTTTTTAAGAATGTTAAATGTTTCTTTGCTCAAACGCATTTTTGTCACAGTTGTCATATAGATCCTTATATAAATTAATCGTCTTGAAACTTACGATACATAGCGTCATTTAGTTGCTGCTTCTGTTCGTGGCGATTACCACGCTTGCTGCGCTTCTCTTGTTTGCGGCTCAGACCCGTTTTTTTGTTCTTACGGCGATTGGTAAATTTTTCAAAACTGTCTTCATTCATGGCTATCAGTATATCCTATGGATTTTTAGTGTCAAGTAATTTCTAAGACGGAAACAAAGGCGTGAATGTATCCCGTATATCCCGCAGTGGCTCTAAGAGTATTGTTTGCTTCTAAAACAACAGGTGCATCTAATGCTTGTAAAGTTGTAGATACTGGAACAGAAGCATTTGTAATCAAAGAATATGCTGTAGATCCTTTTACAGCCTCCAAGGTAACCAAAACTCCACCACCAGCCTGAATATTACTCAAATTGACACTATTTACAATTGCAGTTCCAGATGATATTCCTGCATAAATTGTGGTTGCGGCTGTTGTTCCTAAAATTGTTCCAAAACTTTTATATGTCTCTGGCATAATATAATTCCTTAAAAATTAAACTCGTTTGAAGATTCTTCTTGGTTTGGTAATTGTATTCCAAAAAAATTTGCTGCACTTTCAATATTATCAAACCAATACCAACCATGTATTGGATAGGTATAATTGTCTTTCTCTCCTCTATTTAGTTGATATGTTGGAGCGTCAACAAAATTAGG